ATAAAATTAGCAATTATATCAGCAATGCTTTTTCGTACAGCTGCTGCAAGTTCTTTCATACTTTCAAATCCACTTGCTGCTAATTCACCAAAACTTAATATACTTGCAGCAATAATTTGTTGACCTTCTCCTAATGAATCATAGGCACTTTTTGCCACTGGTGCAATTTTATTAAATGAATTAGCTACATCTTCATTTGTTTGTTTTAACCTTTCATTTGCGGCTGATATACTTTCTAATTTATCTGGCAGTAAATCTAATGTCGGTAAAATTCCTATAACACCTAAACCTGCACCCATTGAGGCAGCAGAACCTGCTCCACCACCACCTCCACCTGTTGGAGTAGTAGCACTTGGTTCTGTTGGCAAAGTTGGTGCAGTAATACCACCACCGCCACCAGTTGCTTTTGCACCAGTTGTAAATAATGAGGCAAGTTTGCCTTTTAAACTATCAACTGTATCTCCAATACTTTTAAACTCTGTAGCTACTATTCTTTGTTCCTTTTGATAGGATGTTAAACCATCAAGATTAAATAAATTTAACCCTAATGCTTTCTGTAGATAATCAATATTTTTTAAAACATTAGCTACTCCTTCCATTACGGAGTTTTTAATGTTTATCCAAATGTTTTTAAAGTTGTCGGTAAATGCTTTCCAGTTGTCGTAAACATACAATGCAATAGCACCGATAGCAGCAATGGATGCCGTGACAATTAATATAGTAGGATTAGCAGCTAAATATTTAAATGCATCGCTTATCTTACCTATTCCTTGTACTACAAGTTTTGATGCTCCGGCTAAAGCACCGTATGTGCTTATCAATTTACCTACAATAAATATAATGGGCCCGATAGATGCAGCCACTAAAGCAGCCTTAACAATGAAGCCTTGTGTCTCCGGATTAAGAGCCTTAAATCCATCTACTAATCCTTGTATATATTTACTTAAACTTTCTGCAACCGCTTGTAAATTTAATGACTCATTTATAGCCTTGCCAAATTCTGCAAGAGATGCCGTTACATTATCTTTTAAATTATCAAACGTATTGCCTAAACCACCTTGCGCCCTTTCTAACTTTGCTAATGCAGATACAGAACGTGTTATAAAATCTTCACTACTTACACCTATTGCCCGTATTCCTTCCGCAGTCACCGTTCCAAATTCCTCTTTCATTACTCTGGCAAACTCTGGAAGCCTTTCTTTTATCTGATTAAGGTCTTCTTGCGTAACCTTACCAACTGCACTTATCTGACTTAATGCCAATGTAACTCCGCTAAATTGCTCTGCTCCTCCTCCCGATCTCGCTACGGCATTACCAAACTGTGTTATAGTTTCCCTTGCAGCATCGGCAGACATTCCTACTGATTGTAAAGAGGCAGAAGCCTGTACAACTTGTGGCAATGCAAGACCAGGATTCTCTGCAACTTTACGCAACTTATCCAACTCTTCCTTTGCTCCTTCACTACTTCCCATGATGGCAATCAATCCATTCTCCAGTTTCTCCATGTCGGCAAATGCCTTTAATGAAGCTGCACCAACACCAAGCAATGGCAGAGTAATAGACTGCGTCATTGTGCTGCCGATGTTTTGCATTTGTGAGCCAAATCTTGACATTGCACGCTCAACCTTGCCAAGTTCTTTTTCAAGATTACTTACATCAATGCCAAGTTTTAAATTCAGTTTACCTAATGCCATTATTTACTCTTTATCCCATTTGTCAAAAATTGACTTGTCAACTTCTGTCAAATTTCTTTTAGTTGGTTTTGGATTATCTGTCTCCCAAGGAAACTCAATCAAATCTTTAGGTTTAATTGACTTTCCTTTTGCCGTATGAACATTCAATAAAAGTGTTGTTTGCCACCTGGCTCTCTCCCACTCAAATTGCTGCTCTATTTCAAATTGATTATTATAACCTTGCATAGCTATAATAACCTCTCTTAGTGTCATCTCATAGTATTGCGGAGGGGAAAATCTTAATACTCCAAAGCAAAAACGCTCAATATAATCAAGAGTTAATTCTGCTCCTCCGCTATCTCGTTTTTTCTTTCCGGATCTTCTGGTACTGAAATCTCATTTGTTATCAGCTCCGTTATCCTGTTTATTCCTCCCTTATCCAAATCTACTAAGTCGCAAAACTTTTCTAAGGTATATGGGCACTTCTCTCCCTTTGCCTTGTAACCTGCCTGGACACCTGCAAAGGCAAGTTCAAGAGCAAATAGGAGGTCTTCGCCAAGTTGGGAGAGGTCGCTAAGTTTTAGATTCCTCTCCCGTAAAAATGTACCTAACACGAACATACCAAACTTAACTGGTATGTCCGCATTAGCTATTTTTATTGTTTTCATGTTAGGTAATTTTTATTATGCTTTTGTTGTCTTCGCAATTGCACCTGTCACCTCAAAAGATGCAGAGTAGCTTGTATTTTCTTCCACTGCGGCATTAAGATCTAATGATGTACAGATAGCAGACATTGTAAACACATTGTCACCTTGAACATCGGTAGTAAACTTAATAGTCAATGCTGTGCCCGATATTAAGTCGGTAAAAAGATCATCAAACAAGTAGTTTGTAGATGAATCACCAGGGCCTGCGTACAACGCCTCTGTGGACAGTGTGCCAGATAACTGACCCTTCTTTACTTCTCTCCATCCTCCAGCTGCTGAATCCTTTGTTAAGATTTCACGCATGGCTGCGGAGATGTTCATTTGGCAGGATGTAGCATAACCAATAGCAGTGCTATCTTTGTATAACCTCATCAACGTACCGTTAATTATTCCAGTTGTTGCCATTTTATTATTTTTTAGCTTTTGACAAATCTATATTAACATCAATTTTTTCCAATTCATTCTCATCTTGGAAATATTCCATGGGCATTGGCACCGGAATATAAATAGGTTGAGGTGCCTCTTGCACTTGTTTTTCTGGCATCTGCTCCACCACAAAGTCATCATCAAGATGTTCTGCAATGCCATCGGCAACAAGTTGCTTGCCAAAGTCGGAAAGGAATACACCTGTTGCGCCTACTGGCTTGCCGTTCCACGTTTTTATTAATCTTAACTTCATAATTATCGTTTCATTCTTGCCATAAAATCAATACTCATCCAATAAACATTTAAATCAGCATTGTATGCTTGTGAATCAGATGACATATACTTAACTGTCTGCACGCTAATATTATTTACTGTACCTACAAATCTGTCTAATCTATTTCTTATAGAGTTAGATAAACTTTGTGTAGTGTCATAGTTGTTTGTATAAACATCTACTTGAAAACTAACTTCTTCAAGATTACTTTGACCATCTTTAAAATCAACTGCAACACTATTAATAATTGTGTAAACACAAAAAGGATAGGTAACATTTTGAGGAGCAATATCTGGAAAGATGCGTAATCCGCAAACACCAGTAACTGCCACATCAGTTGATAGTCTCCCATATATTACTTTACCTATCATAATACTTGCCAGAATTTTTTAGGTCTCTCCTGCATAATGAAAATGCATTCATTACGCATGGTTTTAATTACTTTTTCTCTACTTAAATTTCTTGCTTGTACTACTATTTTATTATACCAGGCTCTTGTACTTCCAAAAACCATGTGAGCATAAAAGCCATTTGTTCCTTCGCTACTATTAATACCTTTATTCATTGTACCTCTTTTGTACAATGGGCCTACAGCTCCGACTGCATATCTATATGATTTAAGATTTTTAGATAAATCAATAATTGACTTTCTTAAATTACCTGGTTGTACAGTCATAGATGCTCGATCATCTTCTGCCCATCCTTGCATTTTTTTATTACTAAAAGGATTGGTACTAATACGGTGAGGCTTACTACTCACCGGAACCAATGACTTATAAATTTGTAATGCGATAGGAGTAGCTGAATCTATTACTCTACTTCTTTCTTTAACTGTACATTGCTCCATTAACTCTGCAAATTCAATCACCGCATCTGCTAAACCTACCACTCTTAGGGACATACCTTGAAAACTCCTTCTACCTGCGTAGTTAGACTTCTGAAGGTCTTTAAGGTGATTTATTTGTTTAGCTGATAAATATCCCATTACACATAGTTTTGAGCAAATGAACAAAATAAATGTAAATACATATTGTCTTCACTTATCTGGATATTGTCTATTTGGT